TCATCGCGGCATAAGTACCGCTCAAATAGTCGACTACGATAAAAACAAACAGCCACTCAATCGCGTCATCGATCGGGCCAAAAAGAAAGGAGCACAAGGCCCCCAGAATCCCGCCAACCGCCAGAAAAACGCGGGATGAAAAATCAGGGATCAGATCCACCATAAGCGTAAAGCCTCTATATACCTTTTCCCTTATCCAAAGTGCTTAAAAACAGCAACCCGCGCGGTGTGCTGGCAGGTCTTGCCGACTGATGGCGCCTGCCACAGCTTCCACCCAAGGCACACCCGAAGGCATCGTGTTTTGTGCCACGAGTACTGATGCACCAGATAGAACTGGAAAGCAGCCACTTTCCCATCACGCTCTATCCATCTGAGCACCTTCCCCGAGTGCCCGCCGTTGTTATCCGCGGTCGCCTCATCCCCTTCAAAACCGTAGACATCACCCGCTTCGACCACAAACCCAAGCGGCGGCGTGCTCTGAGCAACGACGCCGGGGTTCCTCCACATCCACCAGACACGGCGGATATACTGGCTCTTCCATCGACTACGGTTATAGCTGTCTCCATCCAGATTGGTAGACGCTGTGCTCGCCCATCGAAGCCACTTAGGGAGATAGCCGTCGCTATCCGCCAGCAGTACCGCGAGAGGCGCTATTGCCCACGATGCAAGCGTAATGGCAAAGGAGACAGGGATTAGCATGAGCCACTTCAAAACGCAAAAAGCCATCTCTAGTTCTCTCCTACCCCTTCCAGCGCTTCAACACGCTTCCGAAGGCGGTTCACCTCATCTACAAGCGCCGTGACTACGGCGCTGTAGTCAAGCGCCAGAAAGCCCTCCTTATCCTCTACTACGGCTTCGGGGATAACCTTCTCAACCTCCTGAGCGACAAGACCGACGTGTGTCTTACCGTCGGCTTCCAACGTATAGCGGTAAGCGGTAAGGCTCGAGAGGTCAGGGTGTATCGGAGTCAGCCCGGTTTTCTTCCTCGCATCAGAGGTCTGGACGAACGCGGCTGCCGACATCGTCCCGGTGCAGCTCTGATTTCCGTAGTTCGTAAGGATCGCCGCCCATCCGCCCGCGGGGAATGTCCCATCTAACAAAGACCACCCGCCTTCGAAAACGCTGGTGGTTATGGGATAGCCGTGGGCAAAAAAGTCGATATTTTTGTTGCCACCGTTATCTGCTGTGAATTGCGTGGCTTTGACAACCCCAGTTACCGCCAGATCGCTATTGACGTTTAGCCGCACCGAAAAAGTTTTAGCCCCGGTGATCGTCTGGTCTCCGCCAAGCGTCACGGCGGTACTCGCGTCCTGCTTCGACGAAATCTGGCTCGCCAAATCCGACTGTACGGAGCTAAGCTCGTCCTTTTTCGCGTAACCAGCAAGAACAGAATCCGCCTCAATCGCCTGGATGGAGCTGATCGCTGTTGCCTGAGCCACCTCTACCGCTGAAACCGCGGCAGTTCTCTCTGTTGTGATATCAAGCTTCGCCTGCGCTATATCTGACTCGATCTGAGTCTTGTCTGCCGAGACCGCAGACTGAGACGCCGCCGCGGCAGAAGCACTCGCAGAGGCATTCTTTTCGCTTGTAGCCGCATTAGACGCCGATGCCGACGCGGCATCCGCATAGGACTTTGCGGAAGATGCCGACCCACTGGCCGCAGTAGCGGAAGCGCTGGCTGAATCAGCTGAACTCTTTGCCGCAGAGGCAGAGCTGGAAGCGACATTAGCGGATGACGCCGCCGCGGTCGCCGAATCGGATGCGGCACTCGCCGAAGAAGCGGCGGCTGAAGCAGAACTTGCGGCTGTCGCTTCGGCGTCCGAAAACTGATCGATCAGAGCGGCCGCTTTATCCGCCAGTTCTTTCGTATAGCCTTGAATCGGGGCAATTGCGTAACCGCCAGATGACGCTGTTGTTCCTTTATAGGCCGCCGCCAGAGTGATCTCCGTGGCTGAAACAACTTTTGAAATTTCATAGAGCAGTCCGTCCGGGCCTACAAAGCCATCGCTCCCGATTCGGACGTTGTCGACCCATGCCGTCCCAGCCCCGGTTACCGTGGGTGACCCACTCGTAACGGAGCAAGTTCCCGACTTGTACCATGCCATTTTTAACTCCAAGAAATTGCGTTGACCGCATCAATCGTCTCTGCCGCCTGAACGGACTCAACGAGCTTCTTCCGCTTCCCCACGGCCTCGGCCGAAGCTTTGCTGTAGGCCTCCACATGCGCCTTCACCTTGTCCATGAAATCCTTCAGTTCGATCCCTCTGGCCGAGGCACAGGCGGCGCACCATGGAACGAGATCAGCAGATGGAGAGGATGCGGCGAACCACGCCTTGCACTCGTCAGCCTGCTGCTGCCACGAGGCCCGCTCGTCCTCCGGGTAGCCGGATTTGAACTCGTCCAGGGACGCGCTCATGGACTTCGTCAGTTCCCTGACTTTGGACGCCTTAGCCGCAGAAAGTTCAGCCGCCTCATCGGCGGCCTTTTGTGCATCGGATCTGGTGTCTTCCCACGCATGCTTTGTCCAATTAAACGTGTGATACTTCGAGGGCTGAGCGGGCTTTTTCTGCCACCCCTCTCCATCCCACCAGTCACCCTGAGGATTGCCTTCCATGGCTTCGGCGCCTTCGGAGATATTCGCCTGCAGCTGTGCCGGATCGCCCCAGAAGGTCTTAAGGAGCTGTCCTGTCGCTTTATCGATAATTGCGTAGTTCATCTTTTCATCTCTTCATCTCTATTACGGCGATGGATTCGGTCTGCACTCTCGACAGGTTGTAGGGAGAAACAGATACGGAATACGTATATGTTCCCGCTGAGCCCGGGGAGTCGAAATAGGCAAACGTCAATGTGTGATCCACTCCGGTTCCGCCAGTCCACCCACCGGTGCAGTAGGTCGTGAGATACGTTCCATTCCGATAAAGCTCCGCCGATCCCCCGGCAAAGTAGGCTGAAGATGACTCATCACTGGATGTGATTCCCATCAGATAGCAGGAGAAAATGATGATCATCCTGCTGCCTGAAACGGCCGTATAAGAGATGCTTTCCCCGCTCGCCCCGGCAGTTCCCGTGACAGCTCCATCCAGAATCTTGTAGAAGTCCACGGCGTTTGAACCTATTTTCAGGTTCGTAACCGAAGCGTCCTGAATCTTCGCGTTCGTAATTGCGGCGTCACCGATTTTTACCGAAGTAATCGCCCCGTCCTGAATTTTGGCATTTGATATCGAAGCATCTGCGATTTTCGCATTCGATATCGAAGCGTCTTGGATAAGGGCGGAATCCATATAGACCTGCCCGCCGGAAACAGTGAACGGAGAGGTCACGGTTCCGCCGCTTGCCGTGCTGTTCAGGATGGCGAAAGTGTCGGCGTTCACGAGGAACTGCGACTGCACGCTTCCGGACGAGTTATCCACACCGACAGCAAAGCCTGCGGCGTAGTACTTGCCGCCGGCCGTGATGCCGGTCTTGACCGTATAGGCAGAGGACAGCGTTCCGTCAGCCTTGGCGATCGCGGTGGCGTTTGTTTCAATGTCCGCCGAGTTCTGGCTGATCTTGGCTGAAAGCTTTGTATCTAGTTCAGCCAGGGCTTCTTCATTGCTCGAGCTTGTTTTTTGGAGCTGAGTTATCGAAGCCCGGCTGCTCCATTCGTTAAGGACATCAGCCAGATCGCCTTCGGCATCCGGAGCGCGGGATATCTGGGATTCAATGCTGCTGACGATTGATTGCGCATTGTCTGCCGCGTTCTTAGCCTCGGTGGCTGTGCTTGAAGCTGTTCCAATTTCTGACATCAGATCGCCTCCCAACTGCGTGGAAGTGATTTTGTTTGTCAGATAGCCGAGAATGCCTGCGGCGTCAGTGGAGCTTGTTCCTTCCACCCCGTCCGTGGCTGATGCCGGGTAATAATCTCCCGCCAGTCCATTTTTATCAACAAGCCGAGCCCAGAAATAGAACGTCTGCCCTGATTTCAGACCCGTAAGCGTGTATTTCGCCTGCGGATACGACAGCATGGTGAGCGGTGTTGCCGCAGTGCGGTCGTTCGTTGCGCTGTACCAGATCTCCGTGTAAGAGAGGATATTCAGTCCGCTCGGGAATCCCCAGTTAAGCGTGATCCCGAAAATCTCGGGCGAAGCCGCAAGGCTCGCCGGAGAGGCGGGGGCCGCTAGCAGTCCGTCAATGGCGACCGCACCCGAAGCTTTCCAAGGGGATTTAATCCCAATGGTGTTGGTAGCCCGGATTCTGAACTGGTAGGTCCCGCTGTAGGCGTTCGTGATGTCGTACGAGCAGGAAGCCACCTGCGGAACTGTTATCCAGTCAGAGTTATCCCTCTTCCATTCAAGGATGTAATACCCGACACCACTAGCAACTTCGGGCTTCGACCACGAGAGGGTTACTGTTGTGGACGAAATGCCCTGATTGACAGTTTCATTCGATGTAATCGCAAGGTTGGAAGGGGCGGGAACAGAGCTTTCCGGGATGGATGTAATCAGCACATCCGAGAGTGGCGAACCGTAATCGACAGCTGCGTATTTCGACTGTTCATTTTGAATAGCCGCAATATCGAATGTGCAACCATCGCCTTCGGTCACGCTTACAACCCTGAAGGTCTGCGTCTGAAGATCGGAATTAACCACCGCCCAAACAGATTCCGCTTCGGGAGCCGTGGAAAATGCTGTTTTTACGGTTATCGTTGTTCCATCAACCGCAGAAACAATGCTCGATTCAGTCGTTCCCGAGGGGAGCGTGCAAATGAGCGTATCGCCCACGCTGATGCCGTCATTCTTATCCACCACCACCTGCGTGGTGGAATTGACAGCGTGCAGCCGCCCTCCAATGCGCTTGCCTGCAATCGCAGGATCAGCGATCCTGATGATCTGCCCCGGGGTCGCAATAGCCCCGTCCAATCCAACGCTGAAGGTGACGCTGCGCGTCTCACGCTGAGATGTAAGCAGCGTCCACAGGCCTAATCTGTGCGCCTGAGAACGGGAAGAGCAGGCAAAAGCGGTGATCGAGGTCGCTACAATTCCGTAGCGTGCAATCCCGTCAGCGTCCTCGACCGCTTCGACCTTGGTGTTGTACATGTCATCAGGGTCGTTATAACTAACGTAGCAGACGGTATAACGGGTCGAGCGTGCGCTGCCCTGATACTGGAATTTGCCGTCAATGACGTTCGCTGCGGTGTAGGTGTACGAAGGATCCCTGGGCATATCTGCCACAGGAATGGCACTTCCATTGCCCCAGTAGACGATCCCGCGGAATGCGGTAGCGAGGTCACTCAAAACCGCTGTGGCGTCCGCTGCCGATTGAAGGTAGCAGTTGCAGGTGAAGCGAGGCTCCGTGTTGCTTCCTACGCCGGTAGGAACGCTCTCATCGCAATACTGGGCGATCTCATAAAGCGACCACTTGTCAATGTAGCCCGCGTCTAACACATCCCCCAGGCCGTAGCGGTCATTCGTCAGGATGTCATAAAACACCCAGGCAGGGTTGTTTGAGTATGCGGTCTTGAAAGTCCCATCCCACGTACCTGAATAAGTGCGTGCGTCCGCGTCATAGTTTGAGGGGACGCGGATAATGCGCCCTTTGAGGTGGTAGGCGCGGGTAGGAATGGAGCTGAACTGCGAGGCGTCAATCTTGATCGCGGCGAGCGCGCTCATGGGATAACGCAGTTTTGCGTCAATGATCTCGGTATAGGCCTGAACGAGGGTCGTGTCGCTGATGTAGTTTGTGCTGCTGTCCGCGGTCGAGCGGCGCACTCTGATCGTCCAGGGAGCCCCGCCGGAAGGCAGATCAATCCGGTGCGAACGGGCGTAGGCCGAGGTCGTTTTACCATCAAACGCCGAAGAAACGACCGTGGAATACGTCCCTCCATTGGAGGACAGCTCAATCGTGTAATCTACACGATATCCATTGATGTTCCCGTTCTTCTGGTTGACCTTCTGGAGTCCGGAGACCGCCAGAGTAATACGGACAGCGTCAAGTTCCGTGTTCGTGAACGTGTGAGTCCACGGAGTGGAAGCCTTGAATTCAACACCAACAGAGGTGGTCGATTCGGACGCGGGGAATCCGGAAACGGGATCCTGATCCTGCGTCCCAGAGCGGAACTGGATGTCATAGCCCGAGAAATTCGCCGTCCCATCAGAAGACAGAACCGGAGTCTCATCAAAATAGACGGATTTCAGGCCATCCACAGGCCCGGCAATCTCACCCTCAGATAGCAGATCGACAATGCGGGCGTACGAAGTGGAGTGCAGCGAGTCGCGATCTTCTTCCCCACCGGAAGATCCGCTTCCGCCCTTCTTCGCGCCTTGAATCACTCGCCAACCACCTTTGACTTTCATGCCTGATCCTCTGCGTAAATCCCTGCGGAAATAACTGCACTTCCTACCGTCATTTCGCCGTACAAGAGTGGCACTGGGCCACCCTGAGCTTGTGTATTAACAGCCCCGCTGAAGTTGTAGGACGCTCCGTTTTCGCTGCTTGAACCGCTTCCACTAACCTTCGCAACAGGGGATAAGAATTGAACCAATCCACCCATAGCAAGCGCAGCCCCCATTTGCGCCGCAACAGCGTATCCACCAGAAACTCCTAAAAAGCTTCCGGCTCCTGCCGCACCACCTGCGGCACCTGCTGCGCCCGCAGCCGCCCCACCAGTCCACACAGCAGCGATGACAATGACGATGCCTACGAATATTTGCAGTAATCCACCACGTTTTGCACCCATGAGTACCGGGGCTATGCGGATGTCGTCATTTCCCACGGGGTAGCGGAACTGCTTTGTGTCTTTTAAGTTTTCCTTGCCTACCCAGATCCCATACCCAATGCCGCGATCCTTCGAGGTCATCAGTTCCTGCTCGAACCCCGGACAGACAACACGCAGGGCCCGAATGGCTTCTTGAACAGATGAAACGGCGAGCCTGTGAACTCGTCCAAATTTCCGTCCAAGACTTCCATAGAGCCTGATTGTGCGAAGCTTTTCACTCATTTCTATACCTGATGATTAAGCGCGTGTGTTCCGCCCAGTAGCCGCCGTAAATCACTCTCTCGCTCAAATGCCCGTACATATGGTGAAGCATGCAGTTGTGAACCGGGTAGAGCGTTGGATCTTCCTTGAGCCCATGCTCGCCCAGAAAGATGCCGGCATGGTTGACTACCGGGGCCCGGATCTGCATGAGAATGAGATCACCGTAGTCGAGGTGTTCGTCATCCCGGAGGGCGGAAAATCCCGCGTCACGGAAATTCTCCATGTACAAGTCCTGCCCTTTATTCCACCATTCGTCCTTGCGCAGGAAGTCCGGCAGTTCAATGCCTAATTCCCTCTGGTAGAAATCCTTGACAAGGCCGTAGCAGTCAAGCGTTCCGTGGTAGAACATCCGTCCAACGAGCGGAGCCTTGTAGCCCGAGGGCTTCGTCATAGTGATCGTTCCCGCGCCCTCTTTTGACACGAAGCAGATCAGCCACGGAAGCCCTGAGGATTCAATTCCCACAAGATCGGCTTCGGAGGGCTCAGGATTGACATCCGGATGGCTGTGAACCACTGCAATGATCTTCCCTTTGTCTTCCGCCGCCGCATAGTCCTTGGGGTCGAGGACAAAATGATCAAGGTCGCCCAGATTGCGGCACGGAAAGTACTTTTCCTTACGCCCCACAGCAACCACAAGCCCGCAGCACTCGTTAGGGTAGGCCTGCTCGGCGTGCAGCCTGATCGCCGCTTCCGTGGAAGTCTTCATGGTTAATAGGTCTTCGTGTTGGCGGCCGGGAAGCCGCCGAAGTTGATGACAGCAGCGTCTTCGGAAACACCCTGCTGAGCGGCAAAACGCTTCTTGCAGTCACTCAAGCGGCCTGGGCAAACGTCCTTAGCGGCGTCCGTCACGGAGTTTCCATCAGCGTCAAAGTACGCAGATCCGGTGTATCCGCAATATGTCCCGCGGTATCCACCCTTCAACTTCCAGCAGCACAGGTTGGCGATAATCTGCCTCGAAGGAAGCTGCCTGTTAGCGAAGTCAAGGGCTGTGGAAAGGGTGAACTCGATTTCCGTTTTGGTCTCATTCGCCTTCTGCTCGACAATCCAGACCTCGTCAGGAAGATGCTCGTCTGGATCGGCGGAGGAATTGCCTTCGGTGAAGTTTTTAGCGTCAAGGTATTTGGCGAGCGTCCTGTGGCGGACGAGCTTCACGCCCACCAGGTCGTCATAAATCACGCAAAGGGCCGAAATAATGCCCGGAATCTTATTTCCATTAGCGTCCTCGCCCACGTTGCTGATCGTGAGTGATGGCTGAGGTTGTTGGCTCTCACTTGTGCGCTCGAATCCTGTGACTTGCATTGCCCAAGGCGTATATTCCTCTCCCTGCCACCAAATCGAGCCTGATTCTGTATAAGCGTGGAAGCGCAGCCTTTCCCCGCCAACATTATCCAACCTCAGTTCATACAGATCGATTAATTTGCCTGGGGAGAGCTTCTGAATGTCCGCATTAATCGTCATTTACGCTCCAAAGAACTGCGTGAATTCAACGCTCAGATTCCAAATCCGACCACCCTTAGGAGTCAATGTGTAGTCGGCGACAGTCCAAATGAGATTGGAATCAGAAAATGGAGGCTTCCAATAGAATGGATCGAATCCTTCCCGGGCATCGAGGAAATCCTTCACTTCCTTGATTTCCTCTTCATTGCCCGAGAATTGGAGGCTCCACGTTTGAGGCAGGTTGTTCAGCCCATCTCCTACCACCTGTCTGTACCCATCTCCATACTGAGCAGAGAGAGTGCGAGGCTTCACGCTGCCCGTGGAGGATTCCAACGTGGGCTTGAAAGTAAAAGTCTCCATTTAAACCCTCCCTGCTCTCCACTTCCACAGGATTCCACCTGGGCGCATCTGATTCATCATTTCGCTCTGCACGGCAGTTCCGACAAGACGGCCTAAGGCATTGCCCATCGAAGCGTCCTGCCCTTTAGAAGTGGAAGTCTTTGGACTGCCGCTTCCATCCGAAGAGACGTTAACTACAACGTTTACCGTGCCCGCACCTGCGCTCTGAGCCACTACCCCTAGTCTTCCATTAGAGGTGCGCGAGAGAGGCATGATGGCTTCTGGGCCTGCCTCGCCCATAAGGCCTACGCCCTTAGCGAATGGGAAGAACGTAGGCTTGTTCACAACTTGATTAGCGTAAGCGTGAAGCCCCGCAGAGTGAAAGACATTTCCGTTTGCACTAGCGAAGAGCGAGCTGATTCCCGAAGCGATCGACCCAAACAGCCCGGATCCCTGCACCTGCTTGAACAGCCCGGACATCGCCGCACGGATCTGAATCCGCACGATGTCTTTGATCACGCTCGTGGCGAAATCGCTGAACCCGCCTTTGCCTGTAACACAGAAATCAACCAAGGAATCTTCCATACTAGAAAACGCATTGCTGAAAGCTTCTTTGGTCTGGTCGGCTACTTTGCGATTGGATTCGATGTAATCGTCAAGGGCGGCATTTGCGCCATTCACCCAATTTTCTTCGCCTTCCCGCAGCGTCTTCCAATGGTTGTCCCATGCCTCAACGGCCTTTTTCTGATAACCCTGAAGAGCTGCGAGCCGCTGATCATAAGCTTCCTGATCGTCTTTATTCCACGCCCCCAGAGCCGTTTGCTGGTCGCGATCGCTCTGAAGCTTCCTGCGCTCAGAACTGACCTTGTCGTCAATCCCGTTTAGCCCAGAGGCGTAGGAAAGCGCACTCGCTCCCATCCACGCGGATGCTTCTTCCCTCGAATACTGAGTTCTGGTCGTGTTGAGCGCGTCTTTCAGCGTGTTCTGATACGAGAGCAGGGCGGCCTGACGCTTCCTGATAGCGGCTGTTTCATCAGCATCGATTTTCGAGAGCTTCGCAGCTGCGGACGAGCGCACTTCCTGCATCTTCGAAGTGTTGCTCGCGATCTGCTTTTGCAGATTGATCCTGTCCCGCCCGTTCGCCTTTTCCTTTGACAGGACGGCGTTCTGCTTCTCAAGAGCCTTGATCTGCGCTTCGGTATCCTGATTGACAAGATCACGCTTCTGGCTGAAATAATCAGCCGCAGTCATCGAGCCGCTTCTATAAGCGGCATCAAGAGCGGTTGTCTGCGCCTGTATCGAGCTTCTTTCAACCCGCAGCGCATCCTGAATTTCGGACACATCGGCGCGAGTTATGTAGGGCGTTAAAGAAACACTCTTGCGAGACGATGCCTTTCGACCGCCTTTAGAGATGCTCGCCTGGTAGCGGGAGTTCTCTTTTGCTATGCGGCTCTTGTAGTCGGACTCGGAAATAAGACCATTAGCAGCCTTATACTGGGCGTTGATCGAAGCAAGATTCTTAAGATGCTCCCGGTCTTTCTTCTCTCTATCCGACAAATATTTGCCAGAGTCGGCGATAAACGCCTTAGCCGCATCATCAGCAGCCTTCTGCTTCTGTTTTTCGGCGGTTACTTCGCGCTCAGAGCCAATCTGCTTCTGAAGCTTAGAGATCTGGTCTTCCAACCATTTTTTGGCTTCAGTCTGAGCGGGGCCTAAATCAGCCAAACGCTCCTGATATTTTTTGAGAAGATCTTCGGTGGTTGAAGCCTGGGTGATGCTCGACATCGCCCGCCAAGCTTTGGACGCTTCTTCTCCAACCCACGCCCAGGCTCTCCCCAGAGCGTTCAGGTTTGCCTTGACTTCCTCAGCCCGCTCCTTCATCGCCTGAGCGTAAGATTTTTGAGCGAGAGCCGCAGCCTCTTCCTGTCGTCCCTGATCTTCTAACGCTTTGATGCGCTCGAAGGTGGAAGCGTTCAGATAGTGATACTGAGCATCGAGAGCTTGAGAAGCCTTTACGGGATCGTCAGCAAGCTTATTGAACTGAGCGATTGTGTTTTCGATGGACTGCCCCGTCACATCCTTCATGTTGACGGCAGCGGAAGCGACCAACTCAAAAGCATCGCCCGCTATCTTCGAGTTTCCGGCTAACTGAACGACAGCATCCTGAGCCGAAGAGAAACTACCGGTTGCGTTGCCTATGGAATTAACCATAGAGTTCAGCTGACTAACGGTCACTCCGGCGGCATTGCCCGTCATCGTGATAGCTGAATTCAGCTGTTCATCCCGATTTATTCCGGCATAAGCGGCGTAAGCGACCGCTCCGAGAGCGGCTGCGGCAACTGTTGCGGGGCTGACAATTCCGACAAGCGTAGACCCGAGAGCCTTAGCCGCAGGAACAACGCCGCCAAACATGTCTTTTAACTGCCCGCCCTGCTGCATCAGTACAGTGAGCGGGCGCTGCCCGGACTGGAGGCCTACGATAATATCAGTGATCTGCGCCGGGACACCGCGCATGGCGGCGGCTATTTCCTTCTGCGTCTTCCCGTATTGAGAAAACGTTGTCGTAGCCGCCTTAGCCGCAGAATTCGCGCTAATAATCTGCTGCTTGAGGTATTCCTGAACCTTGCCCGTAGTGCGGGTTTCGATCCTGTACCCAAGCATGGCATCCTTCGAAAGACCGAAAGCTTCTGCCTGCTTGACAAGGCTGTCAACGCGCTTGCGCTCAGCAGATGTCAGCTTGTTGTACTCGTCCCGGACTTCTTTAGACGCTCCCTGCAGACCCTTCATGGAGCGTTTGGCGGCGGCAACGCCTGCCTGAAATTCCGCTACGTTGACCTTTATGTCTACTCTGGCTGTTCCTACGGTTTCTTCTGCCATCACTTGCTCCGTTCGTAGATTTGGTTCAACGCCTCAGATTCAATAATTCGGATCGAGTTCATAACCCTGTCGTATTCCTCTTTCTTCAGATTCATGCGGTCTAACTCGTGGAATATAACAAGATAATTTAATCCGACAGCTCCACCAGAACCCATGATCCATTGCGTGGAGTTGTCGGCAAAAACACGAAAGGGAAGAGCGTTCTCTTCCCATAATTCGAAAGGCCTCCCGTCATCGAAAAACGCTGCGGAAAGTCCTAAATCTTTTGCGGCGATGCCTGAATCAGAATAGAACTCACGCACCGCCTCGATCAGTTTCCCTTGAGATGGGTAACGAAGGCTTTCTGATAACCCTGAAGAAGCGCAATCCCAAATCCCGGATACTCATCGCAGAGCTTTTCAACGCTTTCATTGTCGAGCGGACATTCAATATCCCATGAATCAACCACAGCAAGAACTGCGTCCGCCTCCGCTCCAACAGGGTCTTTGCGATTGTCGAAAACTGTTGCAAAGAGCGACTCGAAGGCCTTTCTCCCCATGTGCCTGAAAGTAACCTTGCACTTGAGATCAGCCCCCTGGGCGGTGAATGTCAGGTTTGCGTCAAACTTGGGATTGGCGGTTATTTTGAAAGCCATTGTCACACATCCTTATTAATTAGGAAGCAGAGTAGAAGGTGTACGGAGCGGCGAGAGCGAAAGAAAGCACAACCGTTTCGTTCGTGTTGATCGCAATCGTCGGATCGCCATCGAAACTCACATAACCCGGATAAAGCGCAACATCGCCCTGCGGAGAAACAACGCGGAGAATGCGAAGATCGCCCGCAGCGTTTGCGCTCAGCAGCGTTCTGTACCAGTCCAGTTTCGGATCGAAGTGCATCGTCAGGTCGATGGATTTCGCGCTGCGGTATGTCGGACGCTGACGCTGCATGCCCGTGCGATCCTCAAGGAACTGCCACTGCTCGAAGTTGGCATCGCCGCCGCTCTTGCTCACTTCGGTGATCTGATTGATCTGAACCCACGTTTTAACAGCAACAAGAGATCCAGTACCTTCGCCTGCAGGGTAAACGGTGGTGTCGGAAGTGTCGATATTCTCAAGCGTGGCGGCGTTTGTCGCAAAAGCGGAAACGCGGGCGGCACGCTGATTAATTCCGCTCCAATCGCTCGAGAGCAGGACGATATCGCCCATCAAGACCGTGGAAGCAACGGTGGCGACAGCGGAAGAGGCGTTCGTGATGGCGGAAATCGCCATCGAATCGCCAAAAGCCGAAGAAATGGAAACTACAGTTCCGTTAGCAAAATTCGAAGCCATGCGGCTCTCCTCTACGAAAAAAGCCGCTTAACGCGGCGAGAAACTAAAACCAAAATCCAAAATCCTGGCGAGTTCCGTAAATTCTCACGACCGAATCGTAAACAGCCGTCAACCCGCCGTATATCTCGCAATTAATGCCCGCACCCACAAGCATTTCTTCTACCTTGTGGGCGATAGTGTTCGCTTCATTCCTCGTATCAGCCCACACGCTGATCTGAATGCGTGAATGCCGTTTGTCAGGAAGCGTGTTGTCCACATACTGAACAGCGTTTCCTCCCACTTGTTGATAAACGATGAAAGGAAGATCAAAAACCTCCGGCGAAGTGTCGGGATAAACACGCTTATTCACAAGAGGCGAAAGGAGCGAATAAATTTCCTGCTCAATCGTCATTTCTTAACCTCATTCAACAGTTCCGGCAGCCTTTCCCGTCCACGCTCAATCATGGCCTTCACAGCCCTTGCGGCTGACGCTTCATAAGCCGGGCGAAGAAACGGATAAGCGGGAACATACTTAATCTTTTTCTTTGTCTTTCCGTGGCTAACAAGCCAATGTCCAAATTCAACCAGATGCCCGTGCGGGGCTTTTGTTGAGTTCCACGAGACGGAATACTGGATGTGGTTGGAATCAGAATCCTCATCCTTATAGGCGATATAAATCGCATCCCGCAGCGCACCAGACTTGGCAGCTGATTTCTTGTTTATCCCCTGCCAATTCCCGTTTCTTCCAACGCCTGGAACGTAGACTGGGGCGCGTATTTTTGCCTCTTTGCTGATAATCTTTCCGCCAGCCACAGCCATTGAGCGAGCCAAGTGAACCTTCATGTCGGGATCAGAACAGGCATCCAACAGCTTATTGACATCCGAAAAATCAGCCGTCATGTCGAAGCGATCAGCCATTGTTCATTCCCACGGCAACAACAAGGTCGGTGTATTCATGTCCCGCCATGTCCTGTATTACAGAGCGGATGTCGTAGATCGTTCCCTCGCAGACGGCCCGCATCTTCGCTGTCACGTCCGAGCGATAGCGGATGCGAATCGAGTACTGGCTGCGAGAAATGTCGCCGGACTCTGACTGATACTCGGAAGTGATCGTGCCCATGCCGGTCGGCGCCTTAATCCATGCCCAGACCGTGCAAAGATCCAACCACTCTTTCTTAGGCTGACCCCAGTCGTCTGCCTCGGAAGAGAGGTACTGGATCGTTACCCTGCGGTTGAAGTTTCCGATGGCCAAGGGCATCTCAGGCGCTCCAGTCGATGTACTTGTCGAGCCCGGCATTGGTAAGAAGCCTATCGGAGACATCGTCCGCGGTGGCATCCCTCTTCTCATATTTCAGGGCCATCACGGAAAGCGCGGCTATTTTCAGGCTCACCGGGACATCGTCAATCGTCTTGCAGACGGCGTTTTCATCGGCCGTTCCGATAACGGGACGCTTCAAATAGGTTTCAACGAGCTCGGTAGCGTCAGCGATAAGCGCCGTGATGAGTGAGTCCTCTTCAGAGGTCTCGACTCGAAGCCAAAGCTTTGTCTCCGACAGCGTAAGAATGGGTTCACTCATAACGAAACTCCATATAGAAAAGAGGGAGAGCCTCGCAGCCCTCCCTCCAGACTCAGCCGCTAATTAAGAAGCGGAAAGAACAAGCGCACCGCCAACGAAGGCGGCGGTGTTCTCGATAGCGAACGCCAGACGCTTCTCGGCGCGGATCGTGATCAGGTTGGAAGTCACGTTGTCGGCGTCCTGCTCGAACATCGCAACCTCGGTGGACATGCGGTCGTAAATGGTCGCGCCCTGGGCGGCATCGGCGGCGATGAACTGGCCCGAGGTGATCTGCGAGGACAGGATCGGGCGAAGACCCCAGAGGTTCTGCGTGTTCTCGGCGGTCGGATTGGCGAGCATATACCGGCCCTGCTTGTCCTTCTCGCCGATCAGAGCGTCGTAGTCGAGCGGGTTGAGGAAGACAACGGACGGTGTGAAGTTGGCCATGCGGAGAAGCGTGGCGGCGCGGCGCACCACATCAAGCTCGCTCGCGTTGGCGAAGTTGGCCGTGGTAAGGCCGTGGGCGGTGAAATTGCCGGTCGTGAAAATGCCGGACAGATTCTGGCCCGTGCCATCACCGGCGATCAGCTGCTTCTCAACGGCGACGTTCAGGCCGTAGGCGAGACGGTTGTTGATGTACGCGGTCACGGCGGCGGCATCGTCAGCGAGCTGGCGGGAAACGCGGACGTAGTGAGCGATCGTGCGGACCGGGGCCGTGGCGACGGAGAACGTGAAAGCGGACTCGGGCTTAGCCGCGCCTTCGGCGACTGCCGCGGCGGCGTTAGTCTCGGAGGACACCTTCAGATACTCAATGGCGTTGGAAGCGGTCGGAACGTGGGAGAACGCGCGCTCGACATCAAACGTCTGCTCGGGCGAGCCGGCAACGCCGGGGACGCGGTAGGCCGGAACGCCGTTGCCCGGGGTCGTGATGGCGGCGAGCGAAGCAGAAACGCTGCGGGTGCGGCCGGAAACAAAGTCGGCGTACAGCTTGCTGTCGGTCAAAACCGAGCCAAGAGTGGCGGCCTTCTTCTGGACCTGAGCGGGCGCTTTAGCGAGCTTCTGCTCGACTTCGAGCATGGACTTCGCCAGCTCGACCTGCTTGTCGGACAGAGCCTTGAGCTGCTCGTCACGGGCTTTGTCAGAGGCCTTGCGGTCTTCGGCGACAGCGGCCAGCTTAGCCTCGAGTTTCTCGGCGATTTCATTAAATTCGGTCATATAAGTTTCCTTTTAAAGATTGGAAATAGCGTCATTAAGACGCTTAAATGCAGCGGCATTTCTCTGATCCCGGGCGTCTCGCTCGATCTCAGCCGTCAACGCTGTCTTGACGGAAGCCACCAGACGCTTGGCCTGACGGCGGGACAGTCCCGCCGCATCCCGCAGGAAACCGTCAAAATCTCTAACAGACTGAATGCGGTCAATAGCCTCATCAATCTCATCGGCGGAAAGAACCTCGGCCACTCTCGCTTCAGGATCGGACGGGAAGGTCACGAGGCTGATCTCGGGGAGCTCGGCAACTCTATGAAGCGAGTACTTTCCATCGGTCTCTTTCATGTCCTCGGGGTCGTAGACGATACCGATGCTCATCCCGGTGATCAGCCCGTCAAGGAGAGCCCCGTGGATGTCCGAAGACTGACTGACTCTCTTGCTCAGCTCGCCCTCGACCTTCAGGCCCTTGTCGTCCTCGGCAAGGCTCAGCCACCGGCCAACAGGCACGCCCAGACGATCGTGGTTAAAGAACATGGAGGGAATGGCCCCGGACTGGATCACATCGCTGAAAGCGCCGGGGGCGATGGAGAAGCCGCGGTCGTTTCCGCTTCCGAAAACGGAGGCATAGCCCTTAAAAATCCACCTGTCTTCAGCGGTGGATGCCTGAAGATCAGCCGACAAGTTGATAAACTGCTTTTTCATGACTTGATAACCCTCCCGGAGTCGGGCGAACCGTTGTTTGCGACTTTCCCCAGGGAAGAAAGCGGAGCAAGCGCCGTCTGCGCCGTAAGCTCATCGGCCCCATCTTGCGGATCCATGTTCTCAAGGGAGCGCACTTCGTTGCGGCTCATGATTCCGTTCTGGACTGCGGTCGAATAAACGGCGAAGCGATCGGCCATCGAAGCCCGCAAAAGATTCGTCATGGAAAACTCAACTGCGTAGCGCCTTCTCTGCTGCTGAGTAAGAACCCGCTTTGAAATGGCCTGCTCGATGGAAACGACCATCGGGCGAACGACATACTTTTCGAATCCCTGAGTGATCTGGTCGATGCCATTACCCCAGGAGGCCGTAGTCCCTCCGCCGATGAGCTGCGGCGGCACGCCAAACCAGCGGCAAATCTCTTCCGTAGTGAACTGCCTTGTCTGGAGGATCTGGGACTCCTGCGGGCTCATGGCGACCTGCTTGAAGTCCATGTCGCCCTCGATGAACATGAACCGCTTGTCCCCATACTTGAACTCCCCGAGCGCGGCCATCAGGGCGGCCCGATCCTCTTTCGTGAGCTTGTGCTTGACCGCGACAATGCCGGACGGCTTGCTGGCCGTGTTGGCGAGTATTCCGCTGAACTTCTGAATGTCGAGCGACTCGTTGATCGAGTCCGTCATGAACTCGAGCTTGCTGAACCCGTGAAATCCGGTCCCGATTCCCTTAAGGTGGAGAACGGCCTCGGCCGGATAAACTATCTGCTTTCCGTCCTTGCTGTAAACGTAGATCTGAACGCCGTCTTCCGTGATCTGATCGGACATCTGATCGGCCGAAAGAGGATAAAGCGCAACGGCCTCTTTGGTCAGTTCATCCCGGTCGATAACGGCGTACGCGTTGCCGCGAAGCATCAGCTGGACGATCATCGCCCGCCAGAAATCGACGGGTGTCATATCAGCGTTCGGCGAGTCGTGCAGTAGGTTCCAAAGCCTCGTGTCGTTCGCCGCTGTCTTCTTTCCCCGGCTCTGGCGGTACACCATCAGCGGGAAAGCCGAAATGGTCGACGCCATCATGTCTACGCACGCATAGACGGTAGCGAGCTGCAGCGCCCTGTCGGGGGAAACCACGCCTGTAGACGGCGACACGACCGGAACGCCCATCTGCTCTCCCGAGTGGTCGCTTAACGCCCCGCCCCAGAAGCGCAGATTCCTAACAAATCTCCGAATGTTCATATAACCGCCATCTCAGCGAAATTAGAAAAATCCTCTGACTGTTCTTCGCTCTCGACATATCTGCTGAGAGCGATGATTAGCGCGACCGCGCCGTCTATCTTGTTTTCCGGCCTTTCTTTCCTCGGGTAAATGTTGTCTTTGGCGTCAAGGTGAGCCACAACGTTGCAAAGCATCCAGTCGAGGCACGGGTTGGCGTCGTGGTGAATGCGCCCCTCAAGCACGAGGGATTCAAGCAGCTTCATGGGCTCCGAGAGGTTCTGAACCGTCTGCCGCACCTCGACCATCGGGGCACCGCCGTCCGACAATTCGTTTGCGAGCTGAGTCGCCTGCCACGGGTCGTAAGACACGGCTGAAACCGCAAACCTAGAACAGTCTTCCCTTATGGAGTCTTCAACCGCTCCAAAGGAAGTGGTGAATCCCGGCGTGGCGGTGAGGAACCCCAGTTCGCTCCACCCCGCGTACTGCGAATTGGCGGAGCTCTTGATCGCCTCTTCCGGCAGGAAGTAATCCCCGAAAACGAAATAATGGGGGACAGAGTCAACGTACCGCCTGAAGACCTTGACCTTGGCGCATATATCCTTGCGAGTGGCCAGATCAAGCCCCACCACACATTCGTCATCCTCGAAGTCCGAGGGGTCGAGCGAGGAGCCGCCCAGGGCTCTCCACTTCTCCATATCCATCCAGGCGGTGTCGGCGCTCACCCAGACGTTCAGGTGCTTCGTTTTGAAGTTGTTAGACGCCGAGAGAACGGCGACAGCCTTCTTCTGCAGCGACTTCAGAACCTCCGGCCTGACGCTTATTCCCCAGTTGGGATTGGCCTTGATAAGAGCCGCCTCGCTCTTCCAGTCGTCGTCCTTGTCTATCGAGTAAATGATTCCGAACTGGGAGGGATCATTCGCCGAGCGGTCGAGAATTTTCGTCACCACCGAACGGACTTCGTAGCAGATTCCGGAAGTGTCGCTGCCCGCCGTGGTGATCACCCACATCAGGCTGTTTCTTCTTTTTCCGAGGGACGTCTCGACCACGTCGTAGACGTCGCGCCGCTTGTGGGCGTGCAGCTCGTCGACCACGGCCAGATGCGTGTTCAAGCCGTCAAGGGTCGAACCCTCAGCCGATTTCGCCTGAAAGGTGGAATTTGTCTTCGGGACATAGAGGGCGTGGGCCAAAACCTCAAGCCCGAAATGCGAACGCAGATCCCGGTTGTCCTGCGCCATGCGCTTGGCGTCGCCGAAAACAATTCCGGCCTGGTCTCTAGTCGTGGCGAAAGAATAAACCTCGGCGCCCGGCTCTCCGTCCGCCAGGAGGCAGTAAAGAGCGACGCCCGAACTCAGCAGACTCTTTCCGTTTCCTCTGGGGACCTCGATATAGACCCGCCTAAACCTTCGGCCGCCGTCCGATGTCCTTCTCCAACCGAAAACCGTGGTCAAAATCCAGCACTGCCACGGCTCAAGGCGTATGCGCTGACCGGCGAGTTCGCCCTTCGTATGCTGCAGGTACTCGATAAACCTGCAGATCCGGGCGGCCATGCGCTCATCAAAGTAGTAGGGGCTGTTTTCCCCCGAATACAGCTCCAAATCGTCATTTTGGCGGGAAATGGCCTTTTTCACCCATTCACAGGCCGCAATTTCACCGGAAATCACCTTTTTTCCGTAGTTTTCGGCTATTTTGAGGTAATTTCTATTCGAAGGCATTAAAAACGTTCGGCTTTTCCGGCTCCTCCCGCGCGGGCGCACGCATACGCGCGAGGGGCGTAAAGCCCAACTCCTTTTCCAGTTTCAGCATCGCCGAGTCGATCTGCATCATGATCGTGAACTCCGGGGAAACTTTCCTGTTTCCCTTATCGTCGATCTCTATCAGATGGTCTTCCCGGGAGTCTTCGACCTTGCGGGCCACCTTTCTATAAAGGGCGTAGTACCGGCACCACCGCTCAAGCGTCTTCAAATCGCTTTTCTGAAGCCCCAGAGGAGCTATTTCGCTCAGCGCGTCCGTCCAGGCCTTCTTCGCGTCCGCCGTGAGCCCCGAGGGGGGATTGATGGCGACGACATCGCCCTGCTTTTTGCTATCGTCGACAACGGTCAGCGAATTTGTCGCGTCATAAACCCTGTCCGAAACGCTTCTGGCGCTCGAATGGACGCCTTTCGCGCGTTTCTCGGCATCAGATAGTCTTCGTGCGGGCATAAAAGTGCAGGTATTGATGTTCGTGCGCAAAAATTCGACTGGTCTGCCCGGTCTTCAAACCCGATCAGACCCTTGGCGGAAAAGACCCCTACCCGTGCCGCTTGCGGATACTGTTTCCAAACCCGCCGTCCTCGCTGGCAGTCTTACGGCTGTGGCATTCGTGGCAAAGCGACTGGAGGTTGTCGACGCTCCAAAACAGGGCCTGGTCTCCTTTGTGCGGCCGGATGTGGTCTACGTCCGTGGCGGGCGTTATCTTGTGCTGCTTCAGGCATTCCTCGCACAGCGGATGCGCCGCGATGTACCAGTCACGAAGCTTCTTCCACCGATAGCCGTAGCCTCTGGCGCTCGAGTTACCCTTGTACCGAAGTCGACGCCGCTCGGATATGGCTTTGCGTCCAGCACGGATTTTCTCGTCCCTTGCCGCACCTTTCTCTTTGTGCTGCTCACAGTACTTGTCCGCCAGAGGTATGGCTTCCTGACAGCCTGGGTAAGCGCAAATATGGAGAAGAGGCATAAGAGAATCCAAGCAAACTCAAGGGAAAACCAGCCCGGCATAAAAAATAACCCGGTGATCTTGGAATCATCGGGCTTACGTTTCTCACGGGTGCAAAAAGGATGGCCATCGGCCACCCCTAAATATGAAACTGGCGTCTTTCGCTTACTGATATTTCATAGTTTACGCCTTATCCTCTTTGAAATCAACAGTTGTTTTATCTCTGGAGTAAAAATCGAGGATGTTCTTGAGCATCACGCTCGCGCGTCGAGTCTCCTCACAAAAACTATGCCTGTTTAATCCCAAAGCCCTTCCCAGCCTTTTTACGCGGATTCCCGGTCTAAGGTAAAGCACGCACATCATGAGGCGGTATTTTTCTGGATAAAGCGGCGAACAGAGAGCTTTTTCTACCAGTGCAGCGTCGGCAGGGTCTATCGGTTCATAGCTTTTTGAATCATCCTGATAAAAATCCTCCGGTACTCCTAAGAGAGCAATCAGTTTCGCCAGCATAGGGACATGGACCTTAGGCCTGTCTCTGTAGTATCTGGCCCAGTTAGTGAGCCGGAAATCGAGTTCCTGATCGATCACGCTTCTCTCCTGTCTGTCGGTTCTGCCTCCACCCATACCCGGATACCCTCATAGGCGTCGCTGTACTGCTTCCTGACGGTAAGGATCGACACCTTGCTGTCATCCTCCCAAGCCAGCCGATTAAGACTGTCCAGAATGATTTTGGCGACATTATCGGCGTCTGGTTTCCCGGGAGAAATCTCTTGCCGGAGCGCCGCGGCTTTCTTTGCCTTGGTCCATGAGACGGGTACCTTACAGCAGACAAGGATATCGACCGCAAAAGAGAGCGCATCTTTCCCTGTGTACTGCGTCCCGGCAATCGCCTTTCTCGCCATTGACTGGACGAAAGCGCGGTACCGTCGGTCTTCATCCGGGATATAGGTGTGACCGTTCCTCATGAACCGAGGCCGGGCGGCTCCTCTCGCTTTACCCGGCACCTGGAAGCCAAACTCAAAACTCACTTTTCTCCTCCTGCTTTTCCTTGAATTCCCTCCGGACCTCGCCCACATAGCAGGTGGAGATCCCAAATCGGTCTGCCACTACCGGGATTGGCAGCTTCATCGATGCTCGAGCGATATGCTCCCGAATCACTGCCGGGAAGCGCTTTCTGCTACCGTCAGGCAACGCCCTGAGCTGCTTGATGTACTTTCGGACATCGCTGTCAGTCTTCACCCATGAAGCATCCGGCACCAGGCGATGATCGTGGACAGAAGGACGGACTATCCCCTTTCGCTTATACGCGTCCGCGATGACGCCTATGGTGACCTTTAGCCGGGCTTCAAGGTACATAGCCGGTGCAGTCCGGCAGAGGATATCCAGAGACTTCCAGACATCTTCAGGGATGACGTCAGGGAAGATCCTCGCGCCCTTGGCGTGGGAGATGATTTCTCGTCTTGCCTCGACATAAGCCGATACCTTTTGGAAGTGCTCCTCGCACTTTTGCAGGTCTTCCAGCGGGGACATCCGCTCATCAGTCAGGACTCTGACGGCCCTATCTTTGGCTGCCTTTTCCTTGGCGTCGGCTATCTCGGCGACTCTGGCGACTGGCTGCGTGAGCGTGTGATTAATAAAACTGGCTGAGATCATGTTTACCGCCTCATCTTTTCTTCATTTCCTGATTTCGCGTTTAAACGGCCTACAAGCGTTCTCCTGAGCTTCCTCGGTTCCCCATTTATCGTTTTTCCTCGGGAAGACGCTCTGAGAGGCTCCTAGGTGCCTTTACGGGCATTTTGTGAATAACAGGGCCCCTGAGCTGGATAAAAAGCATGGTTAAATCCACCCCGGGCCTTCGGGACTCAGTGCTTCTGCCTGATGGCTCTTTGAAAGATCGATCCCCGAGAGTGACTGCGGCATCAGTTCCATCAGCCGACGTTCAGGGGAAAGGCAGAACTGCCCGGATTTCTTCTCGTACCAAAGCCTCTGCCAGACCACTTCACCGGTCTTACGCTGCTTATCAAGCTTGATAAGCGTGTCGGCTTCCTTGTCCCACCCGGCGTTCTTTGTCTGAAGGCGTGTGGCCTCGTTCTCCTTATCCCGGTTTCGGGTAACCACAGCGACGTTATCGGCCAGATTCGAGATGTCGCTTGAGCCTGAGATCTCGTATCGCCCAGGCGGTGACTTCAAGCCTTGAGAAGAGGAAGAGGGTTTCCGAAGATGAGCGACCACATGAATGTGGGTCTGGCAGTCAACCGCGATTCGCTTCAGCTGCTCCACGATATGGCGCTGAGTCTGGTACAGCTGGTCGGAGTTGTTCCCACCTGTCAGCATCATGAGGTTGTCCACAAAGACGTGAGAGCACTTCCTGCGTTCTGCTGCGAAAGCGACAGCGTCCAAAGCGTAAGCCGGGTCAATCGCTCCACGATTCCGGTAGATCCAGAATTTCCTCTCGCACCAGTCGAAGAACTTGGAGACTTTGTCAGATTCGTTCGAGTACAGGCCACGTCCGTAAGCCATGCGGATCATCTGCATGATCGTTTCTTTCGGATCCATTTCGAAAGAGAGCATACAAATCGAGTCTCCACGCATCATCATCGAAAGCGCGATCTGGCTCATCATGGCGGACTTGCCGTCACCATTCCCGCCTGCCCAGATCGTCAGCTCTCCCTTCCGGAATCGGAATTTCGGGATGATGGGACAAGGCTCTCCGACATCAAGTTCCGGATGTTCAACTTGCTCCATGATGTCGGACTGAAGACTTGCCGCCAGGATGACGTCTGGAAAGGGATTGCGCCCTGACCAAAAGCCCTGCACCTCTTCAGGTTTAATCTCAAAGTTCTGTGTAGCTGCTCCCATCGTCGTTCCTCCTAAAACGCCTCATGAACCCTTTAACCGTCCCTTCGTGCCCTTCGCTTGAGAAGATCGCCATAGCGGGACTTACTGCCAGGATGTCTTCAATGCACTCCCGCATGCGTTTGTCACCAAGCGAACCAACCGAGTAATTCTTCGAATCCTCGCCTACCGCCAGGACATGAACTTTTCGGTCACGAAGAAAAGACCAATCGATAATCTCGGCTCTGTCCGACGGAAGGACGTTCACCGTGTCCTTGGTGTAGTTCTGCCCTTCACGTTCGGTTTGGAAGAGAACAACCACGGACTCTCCAAGCTTTCGGCAATTCGCTTCGATCACCCTCATTCGTCTTGTCCCCCTCACCTGAACAGGTTCCTAAAGCCGGTTGTGTCTTCCTCACCTGGTCGGAACTCTTCTCCTCTTCTTTGACCTCCTTCCCTTCTTTGTGCTTCTTTCTCTCTCCTTACCCATGTCTGCCAGCTTTGCGTCCAGCCTTTATCTGACCTTCTGGTGGAGGAACCTCTGCCGTTCTCCCAGTAGAACCTGAAGTCAGTAAAGACTTTCTTAGGATCCAAATCAGGACGTACGGCTTCGATGTATTCCTTCCAAGCATCCGGGATCTCGGAGAGCGAGAAGAGGTGTGTCTGTGCCTCCCGCTTCGCCAAAGGCGAGGGGGGAGGTAGGGGGTTCTCTCCTTTGACCTCTTCATTGGCTTCTTCTATGACATATTCGGGTGCACTTTCCTGCACCCCTCCCGTGCATCTTTCTGCACCCCCCGGGTGTACTTTCCCGCACCCCTCCCGTGTACTTTCCTGCACGGGTGTACTTTCCTGCACGGGTGTACTTTCCTGCACGGG